GGATTAAATTGCTCTAAACTGAAGCCATCTAATGAATCTTCCTCAGATTCAAAATTCATTGCAGGCAAGTCTTTTTGACGTTGCTCAATTAGTTTTGATTGCTGAGTTGCTTGTAGTTTTGTGCGATCATCCTTTGCCTTTTCCTTATCCATATCAAGTTGTTTTATCTTATCAACTTCCATGCCTTTTAATTGCATGTTGTATTGGAATTCAACACCCATCAACTGTTCTTTAATTTGAGCCTCTGCTTGCATGCGTTGAACATCTAGTTGCATTTGGTTTTGAGCAACCATTGCTTTAGCTTGTGCTTCAGCTTGAATAGCTTGTAATTTAAATTGAGCAGCTGCTTCAGATGATTGGATATTACCTTGAGTTTGCATTTGAATTTTTGCTTGCTCATTCTCCATATCCTTCTTCTGCTTGTTCTTGCGTTTAAGTTTTAATAACTCATTCGCAATTTTAATATTCTTCATTTGACGAATATCAATAGCATCCTCAAGAGATATCTGGTCGCGCTGTAATGCCATTTGAATATTAGCTTCTAATTGAGCCTTTTCTTCTTCATCTGGAGCAACTTCTATAAATATTCCAAAGTCATGTAAGTACAAGTCTTTAATCTCTTCTAAAATCGCAACATTGTATTTACCAATTTGCATTGTAAACTCTTCTTTAAAGTCAGAGTATTCTAATACGTCTGCAACACGAAGTGATAATGCTTCAGATAACTTGCGAGTAATAAATAAACTTCCTTCTAAGATGTGGCGTGTTGCTGTATTTGAATTTAATGCAGCAAGTTTCTGCACTCCAACTAATGCATCAGGATTAGGAGTAGAGGCATCACGAGCTTCATTCAATCCTGTTACATCACGGATCATGCTTAGGTATTGATTATATGCATTAATTAATGCAGTAATCTTACCCTGCCCGCTATTTGTATTGAGTTCTTGAATAGGTATACGGCCATGGTTTAAATCGCCATCAGTTGTCATACTACGCCCAATAACACTACCCGTTTGGAAATACAAACGAAGAGCATCTTCTGGATTATAAGCACCACCGGTTCCTAAGTCAACCTCATTGATACCATCAGCATCGATGAACACACCATCTGGCACAACACGTTGTAATACCTGTTGTAATTTAAGGTGAGTCATTTGAATTAAGTCAGCAAAAGGAATCATACGACGAGTCAATGACTCGATGATGCCTTTATACATTCTTGGTGCTACAGCTATGTAGTTTGGTAACGCATACTGAGAAGCAGACTTAGGGCGAACCATATTGCGAGCAAGCTCCCACTTAAGTAAATAAGGAGATCCAGGTACCATAATACCTTCGTACCATACGTCAATTCTCTTCTCAATTCTCTCGAATCTTTCTTCAGTTCCTTCAGGAGGGTTGAAATTTTCATTTTTTTGGATTACACGAACACCATTGTTCTCAAGATATTTCTTCTTGTAAACAAATGTCTTGTCTGTTTTATAATTAAAGTATAATAAAGTAACAACGTCTCTGTTAAAGATGTCACTACGATAAGGACGCATAATTCCATAATAATTGTACCACGCTGTTCCTAATTGCTGAATCTCTGCCAACTCTTCTTTTGTGATGTCTGGCTTAATCTTAATCAATTCAGTAATTGGTACCTGCTTAACTTCTCCCCAATAGAAACAATCTTCAAAGGTTGGAGACTCAGTGTAACTATAAACAATATTAGCGGGGTCAACATACTCCACACGAACTCCTGCTCCTGGTACAAATGAGTGCTTTACCACTCCGATACCAATTGTTGTGATGTCGTAGTCAACCCTTTTACGAACGTCTTGATAATGATTTAAGTCTAAGATGGTATTAATCGCCTCTTCTTCGGCAATTTCAATAGCAGGCTTATACTTAAGTTGCATATACAAAGATAGTTCCTGATCATTTTCTGGAACTTCTTCTTCAGGTATGTTAAATGCATCAACTCCAAGTTGTTGCTTACCCATAACCAATATGTCTTTTGCAAGCATATCCCTTTCAACCATTTGTTGAAATTCGAATCTGTCATCCATTGACATTGCATCTTGTGCATACGCTTTAACCTCAAATAATCGGTCGTGCATACCATTGACAACAATATCAACAAACTTAGGAATGATAGGTACGGGTGTCCAGTCTAAGTTAATGTGCGACATATCGCCATTAATTTCTAACTGATTTTTATATTTAGCGACAGGTTGTTCTCCACGAGCATAAAGTCTAGTGCGGTGAAAATCAATCCATTGTGAATAGTATCGGCAGCTATTGCCTGTTTTAGCAAACCATTCGTATGAGATGCTTTGACCAATTCTTAATCCATACTCCCAAGATGCCTTCTGTTCATCAGTTGCTAACTGAGAGGGGAATTGGGTATCTGGCATTAATATTCCAGTTGGTTTGTTCATATCTTATTAATTCTACTGAAGGAACCAGTGTTATCGTAAGTTGCAAATTTAATGCTTATTTTTGACTCTTTTTTCTCAGGCAAATATACGTGCTTTTGATTTGCCATAATAGCATATCCAGAACTAATTGACGCATCAAATTTAGTTCTATCGTTTATATCAAATCTAGCCCAATCTTGAAGAGTTTTATTAAACGGCATGTCGCCTATTTCATCAGGTTGACGGTAGTTACCCTCCATATCTAATCCCACAAAACGCTCGATGTATGTCTCGATTGCTGTAGCGTGTGCTTGCTTGATATCTTCACTTGATGACGGTATACCGCCAATCTCTCTTTCTGTGAATGACAATTTATGTGCATGCTTATCAGGACGGTTCATCGAAAACCCACGATATCCTCTATTTTTAAAGTGATAAAGTAGACGTGCTTTGTTGTTCTCACAAAGAATAGGCATACCATAGAACACACAAGCCATTAGTACCTCTTCGAAGAATATCTCTGCTGTTTGTGGGCGAGCAATATATTCCAGGAAGAATGTGTTAGATGGAGCACCTGTCATATTAAACTTAGTCAATCCATGTAATGATCCGTTTGATCCACCAAATGTTGCACCTGAGATATCGTATGGGTCACAGCCAAACGCACCTATATGTTCGTTGCCAGGATATCTATTACCATTCTTAGTAATATAATTATTGTTAATGGTTGGGCCAGGTATCCAAGACACCAGGAAACGCCCATTCTTGTCTGGAGTCCAAATGACTTTAGTGTCTTTTTCCCCATTTGCCCAGTGAAAGTATCCACGTGTTAAAACGTGGTCTTGAATTAAACTATCATTATAGTCTATCTGCTGATATATTTTAGTCAGGTTAAATAGAGATGACTTAGTTTCATCACGGAAAGCATGTGACTCTGTTCTAGGGAACTGACGATAGAATTCATTTAGTGCATCAGGGTTAGCCTTTAACGATGCAACCTCATTATTCCAATACTCAATTACGCCTTGTGTTATCCAAGTGCCTTCTGCCGAGCGCACAGGCTTCTCAGGTGTTTCTAGGACTGCGTGACCGTACTCGTCAATATATCCCTCAAAGTTATACTCCATCGGAATAAAGAGCGAATATAAACCCGAAATAGTCTGGCCATTCTGGTTTCTTTTCTTAACGTTTGAATCATAATAAATGCGTTTATAGTTTTCACCGCCTTTATCAAGTGCATTAGATGTTGATCCCATCATACACTTACCGATAATCCTAGCACCTAAACGAAGACAAGTTTTTCTGACGCGCCAACCATTCTCTATATTCATAGGACGTTCTAACTTAGCAGCCTCATCCTCAACCAAATATAATAATTTTTCTCCATCATAGGAGTTGTCTGCTGTGTTACGCCAGTCAATAGTTGTATCCAATCCATCAATCTCTTCCTCGTTCTCCTCGTGCATATTCTTTCGAGTAATCTTAGAAGCTGGAACACGGAAGGCAAGCTCCGTCTTTGGAGTTGTCATACCATCACGCACCGGTTGAAAAAAGAATGGATAGTTATTTGCAATCGGAACTACCTTGTCGGTAAACATCTTCTTAGCATCAGGACCAGTCTTAGATGTTAATCCTATTCGAGCATCCTTAGCCAATGTTGCAATATTGACAGCTTCTGAGGAGGCCATAAAAGAGAAACCTGAACGACGGTTCTTAAGATAGCACATACCAAAGCATCTACTATCAGCCTTACACGCCTCCCAAAATATAAAGAATATCCTATTTGATTCACGAAAGTCAGGATGACCTACGTCAGTCTTCGACCATTGTAGGTACATGTAGTGTGCGCCTGTAATGTAAGTTTTTTGTTCATTGTTAATAAACCAATAGCCAAGTTCACGTCTATCAAACTCTTTCTCAATATAGTCTACCCATTGAGACTTAAATGAATTGTCACGGCGGTTCCAGTCAAAGATGGTCTTGATTCGAGATAATTCTTTGGGTATCTCGGTCGCTTTCCACTTATTGCCATCATATTCAACTTTATCAGGAGCTAATGGCAATGCAATTCTTAAACCACTAATATTATACACTTCTCCAATCGTGCCATCTTTTGACACAACTACAAAGTCGTACTCAGGATCCCATCCATACCCCCAATCTTTCTTTGCATTTCTCTTTGCAAGAATCTTTTCAGGAACATTAGAATCTTCAATGTGAAATAAACTCATATCTTTTTTAAGAATGCAACTTGTATAATTCTGGAATATTCTCCTTGCCCATAATTATCAAAAATATTTCTTGAGTGAAGAATTGTAGAATCAAATACAAATAGTCTATTAAACTTTGCGTTGGTAATTAGTATTTTATTATAAGACTCATCATACAAAGTAGTACCATCATCTTTAGGGGGCTTCTTTGTTAGATACAGTATAGCAGTCAAATCTCCCATCATCTCATCTGTATGAATGAAGTTTGGCTCTATTTGACCATAAGGAGATAGGCGAATAAAGTTATGAGCAATCTCGTAATCAGGATACATATTAAGTAGCAACTGAGCTACCTCATCTCCATCTCTAGGTTGTATGCCTTTGAATACTTTGTCTCCATCTGCCACATCATAGAACTGACCACTTAAAACATTCTTTAAATGATGATCAGCGTTCGGTAAGAAATTATCTACTACCATTATTTACCTTTTGCTCTTTGTTCTGCAAACCCACGGTTAGTGGGTGCCGAGTTTCCAACTACTCCTTCAATAATATTATTTTCTTCTTCAACTCTTTTAAGAATCTCAAAAGCATCCATGATAGCCAACTTCTTTGCTGCCGCAGCGTTCTTCAATTTGTCTGCAGATAAATCGTCCTCCATATGAGTAACAATCTTCTCTTCAGCAACCTTAATTAACTCCTCAACGGCTTTATACCCAGAGTCAATAATACGCTTTTTTAACTCGGTTATTTTATTCATCTAATTTGATTGTTACGTTCTTAGTGTATACACGATACAGAATTTCCCCATCTAGGTCGAACTCGTACTCGCTCTCAGGCTCAAACGTGACCGTGTCGCCCTCTTTTACGCCTAAGTCTACTATCTCATCGTTCGTGTATCTTATCGTGCCTGTAAGAGGCTTTCTTGCATCCGCAGATGTAATGCCTTTAAAGTCATTATTGATAGGTTTGATGAATAGGTATCTACCTACACCCTTCCATTCACCATTAGGCTTTTTGTACGCATATGGGTCATCAATAAAGAACAAGTCATCTCGGAAGTAATTCCAAGCAGACTTCTCTCTACCACGCATATCATAGTACAACCTGAAGGTGTTGTGATGGCACACGATTGTGTCGCCAGGTTCGATAGGACCAGTATAATTAATAGGGGTTGAGATAACAACAGCTTCTCTTGTCGTTACACGATGATCTTCTTTAGAGGTAGAAATATACAGTTCCCCTCTTTGATTATCATATCGTTTGCCCCCTTTTGGTGTTACCAAAAAGTAGAATGGGCTTTTCATTTTAGAAATCTATATTATATTCAATTAAGAATGGCATGTTGCCATTAATTTTTTTCCATAAGACCACCTCATCGTTAGCCTCAATGAAGATTTCAATATCTCCTGCTTCGGTCTGACGAATCAAATGTATCTTATAGTTTCCTTGTAACACAGATTGATTATGCATATAATTCATTGCATTCTTGTAATCTGCACCAACTGATATCTTACGAATTACCATCTCTCTTTGTGATTTTTCCTGTAGCAAAATCAATCGTAATTTCCCCATACTTTGTATGTAGTTCTTGTTTAACGCTATTGTGTTGAACACTTGCGCTATCTAACTGTGCTAGGACTGACTGTTTTTCTATGTTGGAATTGTAAATTGCAATCTCTGCATCTGCTAAAGCATTGCGAAGATTTCTGATTTCTGTATGAGTTGCTCTAAAACGCTCTAACTCGTCGTCTGTTAATTTATCCATTGTATTATATTTTTTTGTAAAAGTACTAATTATATTTTAATTTTAGCATATGAAGCTACTATACTTAATTCCACATTGTTCGACTGGGGGTATGCCTGGGTTTGTTTTAAAGAGTGTTCAAACTCTTTACAAGAAATTTGATATTGAGGTAGTAGAGTATCAATGCCATAGTTTAGACTATGTAGTGCAACGAAACGCAATCAAAGAACTAGTTCCGTTTCACACTTTGCACGAGGACAAGATGGATTTGTTCAACATCATCGCAAAATTCAATCCAGACATTGTTCACATTCACGATCCAGCTGAACGCTTTAATCGTGATATGATTTCTGAATTGTATAGGGAAGACCGAAACTACCGAATTGTGGAGACGTGCCATGACGTATCGTTTAACCACGACAAAGAAAAGATATTTCACCCTGATGCGTATTACTTCTGCACGCCATATCACTTAGAGACATTCGCTTCATCGCCATCTTATAAAGAGGTGATTGAGTTTCCAATAGATGAGGCATACAAGAAACACTGGTTAACCATATACAATCGAGAGGAATTAGAAGAGCAAGGATTTAATTTTAATAAAAAAAATATTGTTAATGTAGGTCTTTGGACTCCTGGTAAGAATCAAGCTGAGGGGATTGAGATAGCTAGAAAGTATCCTGATATGGACTTTCATTTTATCGGAAACCAAGCTATAAATTTCAAGCATTATTGGGAGCCATTAATGAAGGATTTGCCAACTAATGTTAAAGTGTGGGGAGAGAGAAATGATGCACATTTGTTCATTATGTTGGCAGATATCTTTATGTTCAATTCTACGTGGGAGTGTAACCCACTAGTATTACGTGAAGCGATATCTTTTGGTAAACCAATTGTAGCTCACAACTTGCCACAATATGGCTCAATGTTTGATAAGTATATTCAGCCTATCGACACCGATTTAAAATCGGTGAGATGTAATTACAATGTGCCTACGGATAATACGACTGAGATATTCACTGATAAGCAAATTGCATTCTATAACAAAGCAATGACGCTTGACAAACAAGAACAAGATGTTAAAATCATCCAACACTTTGTTGGCCAACCATACTTAGAAATTAAGTCAGGACTGAAAGCAGACTTTAAGGTACAATACTTTGATGGCGATAAGTTAGTCTACGAGAATATTATAGGATCAAACAGTTGGGTCAAATTAAACAGGCAATACTATACTAAATGGGAGAGCAAAGTGTTCATGAACGATAAACTTATTCACCATGATATACTTTCACTAGAAGGTAAGCGTGTCTACATCGCTCTATCTAGCAAGTCATTGGGCGACACAATTGCTTGGGCTCCATACGCTTTAGAATTCCAAAAGAAGCATAAATGCAAAGTCATTATGTCCACTTTTTTAAATAAAATACTAGACATTCCTGAGATAGAGTTAGTGGAACCAGGGACTGTGGTACCTAATATCTATGCTCAGTATAACATTGGTTGGTTCTACGATTCAAACAAAGAACCGGTATTGCCAAATACTATTAAGCTACAAGAGGCAGCTACCAAGATATTAGGATTAGAATTTGAGGAGATTAAGCCTAACTTACAATACGAGTCATATGAACATATTCCTGTAAATGAATACGTGACCATTGCTACCAACTCTACATCAGGATGCAAATTTTGGACAAAGGAAGGTTGGCAAGGTGTGATTAATTATTTAGTCAACAAAGGCTACAGGGTTATCAATGTATCTCTTGAAGAGAATGATTTTGATAACTGTACACAGATTATTAATCACAACATCTACGATACGATGGCGTTAATCGACCATAGTGATTTCTTTATAGGACTTGGCAGTGGTGTGAGCTGGTTAGCTTGGGCTCTAGGAAAAGAAGTAGTTATGATTAATAACTTCGCTGAAGAGGATCACGAGTTTGAGTGCATTCGCATTACAAATAAGAATGTTTGTAATGGTTGCTGGAACAATCAGAACTTTAAATTCGACAAGTCGTGGGATTGGTGCCCTATATACAAAAATACTCCTCGACAATTTGAATGTCAGAGGAGTATAACTGCTGATGATGTAATATTACTTCTTGGAGAAAACAGCAAGAGATTGGGCCTTAGTTAACACGGGCAATACCTCACTGTCTTTAATAAAAGTTTTAAGAGTATCTTGGTCAGATGTATCAAGGTCAATAACCTGTCCTTTATTTAAAGCAAGAGCCCACTCCCAATACTTAACGGCATCTCCCTTAGTTTGATTAATTAAGTTATTGGCTAATATCTTACCAAGGTTGCCATTTTCGATTTCCTTACCGTCTAAATCGACTAGATTAAAATTAAAGTTTAGTTTCATAATATATTTTTTTTGTAAAGTTACACAATAGGTTCCTCAACTACAACAGTTTCTTCTACAATTGGTGTAGGCTCAGGAGGTACTGGTGGAACATATTCTCCTGTAATAGTTAAGTTTAACTGTCCCGCAATCCAATCCCAAGCGTAATTATCGCTTTGCCATTGTGTATATGCTTCTCCGGTCATAACCAAATTTCCTTGAGCAAGTTGAACTCCTACATTACCACCTTCAGTTGTAGAAAATAATCCGTACCAAAATGTAGCAGATGTATTTAAAGTTACATTAACTGCATACGAGTTAAGGATAGTTGCTTGCTGTACTGTACCATTGTCCCAAATTGAGACTGCTTCGATAGTTTTCATTTATATATTTTTTTTAAAATTACTAAAAATTAAGGACAATAGGTTTGTCCTGATACGATTTGTATTGATCCGTTATATCCTGATGGCAGAGTAGTCTGCGATGTTCCCGTATAATAATAAAACACAGGAGTAATACTAGGTAGTACATAACGTTGTCCTGTACCTAATACAGGGGTAATCTTGGTCCACGCTTGAGCACCGCCAGAACAATTATAAAGTTGGTAGTAAGTATAAGGAGGTGACACTAAATTACTTTTAACAACTAATTGATTATCAGTCTTTCCTGCTAAAGGAGAAGTTTGAATATCAACAGTTGTTAAGGCACCTAACTTGGTAACTTCTTGATTACTAGTTTTCCCTGGTGGAGGTATAGTGCCAATCTGTATGAACACATTATTATTTACTGCATCCTGAAGATTAGCCCAACTCACACATTGATTACTTGCTATTCCTGCCCAAGACATATTAGTTAAAGTTTAATGAGTTCCAAATGCTGTCGGATACTTCAATGCTTAACCCTAAATCATTAGTTATTAAAACACCTGACTTTGTTTTTACTACATTACAATTACCTCCAATACTCAATCCGTTTGAAAATTTTAACATATTAGTTTAAATTTAATAATTGCTCTAGTTCTGACACACGCTTTTCTAATCTAGCAATCTTTGCTGTATGCACCTCACGATAAGAAAGACTCAATAAATTACTATCTCCAACGCTTACCGCACTAGGCAATATGTTTTGTACATCTTGTGCAAAGTATCCAAGTTCTTCTTTTCCATCCTTGATGTATAACTTAGCAGTCACATTTTCAATTCCTTTAGCTTCATAGTTATCTTCAATTAAAGTCTTGATAGTTTTATCTGAGCTTTCGAAGAATGATGTTGCTGTAACTGAACCTCTAAAATATCCATTTCCACCTGCGGATAAATATACGCCAACTGTACCACCACCTACAACATACATTCCCCAATCATTAGCAGGACCATAAGCACCCGTAAAACTATTATACGAGTAACCAATACCATACATCGTGGCTGTGGATGTAGCTGTTGGCACATAAGAATCCCCTAAACAATAAATAGGTCCTGTTGTGTTAGTATTTTCAACTCCCGAATACTTTCCATTCAAATATCCTGTACCTGCTGAACTTCTAGCATAAGATGTTGCCGTAACACTACTCGTAAACCTACCTGTACCATTTACATCTAACTTATATCCCGAATCTGATGCAGTTCCGATTAAAACATTACCTCCTAATGTTAAAGTCATTACCTCACTTGATGTATTGTTCCAAATTCTATAGGTTGTTCCTGATAGATAATTTAACCAATGATTAGTTCCATTAGATAAACCTAATGCAGCATTTGTCCCATCAACAATAGATAAACCTTTTGTTCCCGATAGTTGACCCGCAGGATTACTTGTACCTAAACCTGCAAGTGCACCTGAGCCATAACTTAATCTAAAGATTTCTGTTAAAGAACCATTACCTGTTGTAGTTACATCAAAAGCTAAATCAGTACCATAATTAACAGATGAGTTAGTACGAATACTTGTTCTAATTCTTGCTCCATTTTGAATACCTCCAGGTGATGGTCCTCCTGAATAAATTCTATTTCTAAATAATAAACCTGCACCAAATCCATCGTAAGGATTAGAACTATTGTCTGCAGTTATTGTCGCCACATTATATGGAGTTGTTCTAGCTCCTGAACCATCAGTGTCATATATCTCTAGTTTGGTTGCAGGAGAAGTTGTACCAATACCTACTCTGCTTGTCCTTCCTTGTAAATATAAAGGCTGTACATAAGACGCTCCACTGTTCATTACACTAAATCCTAAATCAGAATCTACTCCGTTTAAAGGATTATAAGCTGTTATTTTAATGCCACAGTTCGCTCCTCCTGCATAAGTAGAACGTATTAAATCAAGTGGAGATGAAGAATCATAAGTTCCATTATATATTAATGTATTACTAAGTGTTAATGTCGAAGAAATAGATACTGTACTCGAAAACGTGGCTGCTCCTTGTATTCTAGCAGTGCCACTAACATCTAATTTGTATCCTGCATCTGAAGTTCCATTTATAATAACATTACCTGATGGAGCAACAGTAAGATTGTGCCTTGATTGAGAATTATCATAACACATATAAAAATATCCATCGCCAACACCCATTGAATAATTACGAGTTGCTCCTTGTAAATTTATAACAGCATAACTAGAACCAATAATTGATAACTGTTTTGTTGTTGTTCCACTTCCCCAAGCAGTATTGACAGGATTAGAACTATTTATACCTAATGAACCATCACTAGTAAGACGAACCCGTTCAGTACCTGAAATAGTAGTTGCAAAAATTAAATCTGCATTTGAGCCAATAGTCATATTGCTTGCATCATTATAGGCGTAACCTATAGCAACTGCTCCACTATTCCAAGTAACTTGTCCTTTAATTGAACCTCCTCCTCCTACTGTTAGAGTAGCATAACCTCCAGCATTTGTAGGCGAAGCAGTTCCAATGCCTACGTTACCGGCTGTAGTAACTAAAAAAGGGGTTGTACTAGCTGTATAATCATAAAGTTTGAATGCAGAACCTTCTCCTGCTAAAGCCCAATCTTGTGCAGTTGCAGTAGTTTTGCTAAACTTAATAGATGGACCTGAACTTTTAGATAATGTTAGTGTATCTCCACTTGTATTTGCAATTGTTGTTGCTTGATTAAAAACGTGAGTTCCCGTATCAGCATTATATACAAGATTTGTTGCATCATGTTGAATATAACCTAATCTTGTTGCTGCAACATTTAACCATTGTATGTATGGTGCACCCGCCTGAATAGTTAATGGTGATGCAGTTGTAACTGCTCCACTAAACCTACCCGTACCATTTACATCAAGTTTGTATCCTGCATCTGTTGTAGTACCGATTAAAACTTTACCGTTAAAATAACCATTGCCACTACCTGATAAGAATATTCCTGAAGTCCCATTAGCAGCAACATACATTCCCCAATCAACAGGTCCGTAAGCTCCTGTAAAATTATTGTATGAGTACCCAATGCCATACATTGTACCTAATGTTGTAGAAGTAGGCACATAAGCGTCTCCTAAGCAATAAATAGGACCTGTTGTAGCTGTAGTTTCAACTCCTGAATATTTACCATTTAAGTAACCTGTACCTGCAGAAGCTCTGCCATAAGATGCAGCTGTAACACTACTAGAGAATGTGGCTGCACCATTATAAGCTAAAGTTAATGCTGTAGTAAGTGTATCACTATTATCTGCAGTAGCAACTTGAAAAATCATATTTTCTCCTGTTGTCTGACCTGATAAATCAGTTAGCTGCGAACCTATTCTACCCCATGTTCTTGTTCCTGGAATTCCTGACCCTCCTCCATTATATGTTGTTCCTCTAAATAATATACCTGTTCCAAAACCTGCATATGGTGCATTGGGACTTAATTGTGTTATTGTTAAAATATCATTTAAAGTAGTTCTATTTGCTGTATTATCTGTACTTGTAACAGTTATAAATCTTCCATCATCTTGAATAATACTATTGCCCAACGTAGTAGTTCCTGTTGCCCTAGGAATATATCCTGTAGTAAGCGAACCCGTAATTCCACCTGAAGGACCTGCTGAAACAGAACCATCAGCCATTAAGAACTGAGAAGATGTACCACCTATTTTAATATACTTATTAGCAGT